AGCGTTCGGCCTTCCGAAGTATCTGTCAGTCCGCTGCTGGATGTGATCCATCAGCGCGAACGCTAAGTCAGCCCCTCTTCGGGGAGACTCCATCCACGTAATGTCACCCGGACGCTGCTCGGAGACCTGAACACCCGGGCCAACCTTGATTCTCTGTCCGTATCGAAGCGGAACTTTTAAGGGTGGCAGTGTCTCAAAGCTTGACCTGTCAAAGACCATGTCAGCTTGAGCCTTGTATTCAGCCTGCCACGTTTTGACGATTTCTGCGACACCACGTGACTCGATAGGGCTGCGTCTCGTTTTTTCCCGTGTGAATGACTCGAATGGATAGGTATCTCCTGCCTCTGTGACGAGCTTATGCTCAGCGTAGACCTCGTTTCCCTTGGAATCCTTCTCCATATAAGGCGAGAACACGGTCATGTATACACCCGGGGTCCCTGTGTCTGTCACTCTGCGACTATATGCATGGATGACTTCGATCAGGTTTGTCTTCTCGTCCATCCGCTCAGTAGAGCCCAGCACAGGGCTCAGGCCCTGATCCCACACTTGCGAGCTCCTGCCTGCTGTCCGCTTAACCTCGTCCACCCATTCCCTGCTCCACTCACCACTGGCCGCCTTTTCTTCCAGCTCAGCCACGGTGTAGTATTCCCTGCGGAATATGGCTCGAGCTCTCTGGAGATCATTCGTTTCTGGCGGAAACAGAATCTCGTGGTATGGGCGAAGAGCAACAATCCGAGGCTGGTTCCGAGCCATCTCGGGAAGCTCGAACGTGGTCTCTCCGTCACGCACGATGTCGCGGATGTGTTTGAGTGCTTTCGATCTGGTCAGTCCGTCATTGCTGGCGACAAGCAGATCCGCCAGATACTCCTCTTGATCCTGCAGCACAGCGGTCAGAGCATCGACTTGTTGGGGGGCATCTACTCCGAGGAAACCGGAGAGGGTTTGGAGGTTTATTGTGCGCGGGGTCTGGGCATAACTACGATCCCAGATAACATGAAGGACGCTCCAACCATACTGTGCGGCATATTCTGCATGCAGCTCCAGCTCTTCTTCCCAACCGGGCTGCATTAAAGTGCTCAGCATCCATCGCAGGTAGAGCCCAACTGCGGATGCCTGTTTGTGATCGGCTGCCTCAACTCCAGCCACATTAAGTGCTGCTCGGCTGATAGCAGATGTGGAGAGGTTAACAATAAAACTGCAGACCTCGTCAGCCAGCCTGATCCGAGTGTCACTGGCCCCTTCCCACGGGAATGGCTGCCTGCCCAGATCCTTGGCATGTTTTTTTCCGTCGCGGCTCTGTCCTGCCCATGTAGCAAATCTAGTCTCGTCGGATTCGCGGACACGGTAAGTGATCCTCTCATCGGAATAAGCTCTTCGGTATTCCGAGCAGAGCTGGTTTATGTTGGGCTCAGTGCTAAGCTGCAGCCGATCGTCAATAGTGTTCATCTCAATAACTCAAAGTCTCCGTGCTATATTCCATTTTCCTCGGGACGTATATCGGGTCCATCAAAATCAGATACCTCAGGGCGTCTACCGGGTCTTTACTAGCACCCTTCTCGCCATCTGAGTTTGTCCACGTCCTCAGACTGTAGATCAGGTTCTGGCACTCCCGCGACACATAAAGCTTGGGCTCATTCAGGATGCTGATCTCCCTGCTCATGTCATAAGCGAACAGGTTATTCACCAGAGCACAGCTCTCATCGATGTGAGCCATGGCAGATGGAACAAACAATAACCCATTCTTTGTAACCTCTCCACCAGCTCCCCTGTCAGGGTTAGCCAGCAGGTCAATGAGACTCTGGTTATGCTCCCTCTGCCCAATAACTGCTGTCCGACCTGCTCTCGGGTCAATATACCTCTCGTGTATGCCTCCATCGTTGACCTCAAGCTCTCGGATCAGCTTTTTGTATTGGTCAATGTTCCTCCCACAGTCCGCAGTCTGTGCTGGTCCCTTCTTACCATCGAGCTTTTCACTCGGGACAGCCCACTCCCCGTAGTTTGCCATGTCGGGCCACTCCCTATAAATAAACACCCGCCCAAGGTCGTCCACTTTCGCCCAGAGCATATACCAGTTCCGATCCCCCGGGGTAGGGTCCACGACCATATAATTGGTCCCCTCTCTGGGGATATGAGAAGGTTCAATAATGTTGCGATCCGTAAACCTCGGGAATTTCCCAACCACAGGGTTGCTGACATAACCATAGGCCCTGATCTCTCTCTCCTCTCTCGTCCTGCCCTGCAGCGTCTGCTGCATCCGATCAAACGGCGAATACGGGTTCCACTCAGAGAAAAACCAAAAGATCTGCCCAGTTCCACTTCTGGTCCTCGCCTTATAAGGCATGTGACCTTTAGGCACCCCAGCCAGTGGACTATCATCGCCCCCGATCAGCTTAGCAGGCTTCGTCTCCTCAATAATAGCCCCCTCCATAGCATCCTTTACGGTGCTCGTATACCCGTCGATCGGCGTGAATGTCACAACCATCTTCCCCTTCCTGCTGATCAACCTGTATTTGAGGGTCTGTATCCACGCCATCGGAACCAGCTCATCGCACCAGATCAAGTCCAGCTCTGTCCCCTCCATAGATGACAGCTCCTGAGAGTAGTTCTTAAACCAGCACTGACTACCGTTGGGGGCCACAAACGTTTTATTACTGAAGCCATTTTTCTGGCTGAATCCGATGTTAACCACCGCCCTCTGGCCTGTCCGCTGTTCCTTCCATGGCAGCGGCAAATAGTCGTAAACATACGGCTGCTGGACCTGCACAGAGCTGTCATGTGTGCTATGGCAGCACCAGACAGCACTCCTGTGCTTATTGGCAAGTGTGCGGACAACCCTCGAAGCCATATAGCGTGATTTGCCTCCCCGGTTGCCACCAAATATGTAGACGATGTCTATGTCCGGGTCCTCCAGCGCATCATCGGCATCCTTCCAGTGTCGGAACAGACCTTTGGTGTTATGCCAGTCAGAGCCATAATTAAAGGGATCTGCCTTCTCCCTTCGAATCAGCTCGTCCCTCTGCTTGACATACTGCTCCAGCACACCAGCAGAGTCCATAGCCTGAGCCTCCTCGCGAGTGGGGATCGGGAACACTGGATGGGGAGTCCATTTCATATCTAATATCTGTCAAGCCTCTGGGGCCTGCCCTTGCAATAAAGCTTACCGCTGCCCTGCTCCACCCACACAGGGATTCTGAGCCCCTTCTGGAACGGAGCACTGTCAGACACTCGGACAAGCCCCAAAGAAGTCTCCAGCAGCCTCTGGTTCATAGGCCTGCCAGTCACAGTAGCCTCCATAGGCTCCCTGCCAGCCTTCCAGCGTAATTCAGCCGTATCCAGACCCGTCCTGCGGATCGCTTTGCGCTTGCGTTTAGTCTTCATTTAAGTCGCTGTTTCCTGATAGGACGCACAGTAGGTGTTGAGGCTAAGAAGGATAGGTCCTTTTGTCGATTATTGTGCGAGGGGAGATCCGCAACGGAATCGCTGATTATCCAAGAATCCTGACCCCCTCCCCCCCTGTTTGTCCGTTTTCTTCGCACAATATTTATTACGTTTAGAGATAGGCTTGCCTAACTTTTCTCTTCTATCACCTCAGCATCAACAACTTTCGCTGGCTTGCAGCTTTCAATCATCTCTCGCAGAGTTTGATCCGACAGATTTATTGTCTCATGTCTAATAGTTGTACTAGGTTTCCCCATTATGGTCTCAACTTTATCGATTAAGATTCCTAGTGTCACGGGTAACTTATCGGGCTTCAGCTCTCCTGACTCTATTGCTGCCGAAAGCTTCTCTAATGCTGAATCCCTCGTCTTTATAAGGTCGCTGAGGAAAGCCTCTTGTGCCTTGGGGTCTCTTTCTGCCTGCTTAACAATTTCTGCTGCCAACTGCGGGCTAACCCCGAACACTTCTGTCAGGGTTTCAGGTCCGAAACCCTTCTTAGCTGCCTTTACTACTGAGTCATACCGCTCAGGGTCTGTCTTCTTCAGCCTTGACCCTGTATAGCGTTTGATTCCTGAAGCCTCCAGATCAGGATTCCATTTAGTTTTAACACCCATAAGAGGTGAAGTTGGATCAAGTTCTGTGTGTACACTTCTGCCAACCTCCCAGCCGAGCGTACATATTTTCAGCCTCTAAGTCAATACGTTTGAAATTCTTTTATTGGTATGTATGAGCAGATGGAGGTGTCTTGAGGATCTTCTCGGTCGGATCTGCCACCTACCATCCACTCTGTGTGAGGGATGTTCATGTCTATGCAGCCTAGAACGTCTGTCCACTGGACCCACAGCCTACAGTCTATGTCTGGGTGTATGGCAGCGTATGAGGCGGCATTCCTGAGCTTGTGAACGTCTATGAGGTAGGTTTCGTGCAGGGTTGATGGAATGGTCCTGCACTTGATCTCAACGAGGCCTGTGATCAGTCCCTGTTTGGTGACTGCGTAGTCGAAGGAGTCACGTGGAGGCAGCTTGATTAGGGCTGCTCCTGTGATCTCCTCGATCCTCATTTTGACGAGTGTCTCTCGATCCCTGTCAGCCTGTGACTCGTAGGTTTGTCGCATATTTCAGCATATTGATTATGTTAGTTTTGAGGTGTTGTTGGGTGGAGTCGTTGTCGATGGTGTAATCTGGTTTGATGCTGTCGATTGCTGTCTCTGACACGTGGTGGTCGGAGGAGTCATCGAACCCCGGGCGATTGATTTTGACTACGATGCCGCCAAGGGAGCGAATCCACTCGGCCTCCAGCGGGAACCTGACATCATCACACACCATGACAGTGGTGAATGGGGAGTATTTTCGCCACGTGTTGTTTGCTCGCTTGACCCAGTAGTCGCTGCCGAATAGCTGCTTCATTGCCTCGCCATAGGTTTGAAGGACTGGCCTGATGGTCTCCTTGTTTTTGTCGTCGATTGGAACACCCATGAGTCCCTGTATATCGAGCTTGATAGGTGTGGCTAGGGAGATCCTGACCGAGTCGCACTGCATGAGGTCCAGTATGATGTCTGCAGCGGTAGACTTTCCACTGCGTTTCTTACCTGATAAACCAATGATGGTGTGTGTCATAGGGATGGAGCAACGTCTGTTTCGGTTGACTTGTCGATTGGATCAAATCTACCGCACCATTTAGTCCACTCCAACTCTATTTTTCCGGTCTTCCCGTGGCGATTCTTTCTGACGATGAAGTCTACCCGGCTGTCGTTGGCCTTATCTGGCTGGTGCAGGAAGCTGACGGTGTCAGAGTCCTGTTCAATTGCCCCAGACTCCCTCAGGTCTGACAAAGCGGGAGCCCTCTCAGAGAGGTCTATGGCTCTGTTCATCTGGCTAAGGGTTATGAAGGGAACACCTGTCTCCATGGCGGCCATCTTCATAGTCCTTGAAATGTCGCTTATTTCGACAACTTTGTTCTGGTTGCGGTAGGCTGGTGGAACAATCTGAAGGTAATCGACGATGAAAAGCTTGACGTTCTTCTCTCGAGCCATCCTGCGTGCCATTGATCTGATTCTGTTGGCGTTGATCTGAACATTGTCCTCAATGGTGACAGGAAGTTTGGCACAGTATCCAGCTCCTTCGACGATCTTGTTGACATCACCTCTGCCGGACTCCTTATACCATCCAATGTCCTCCCGAGTGTAGTTACTGAGAAGCCGAGCCCCGATCTGATCGAACGGCATCTCGAAGGTAAAATAGACAACGTGTTCCCCACGTGAGGCAGCCTCGAGCATGAGCTGGACAGCGAATGCCGACTTACCACAACCCGGTCTCGCGGCGATTGTATTCATAGAACCCGGTTTAAATCCTCTCAGGATCGTGTCTAAGGGGGGTATCCCTGTTTTGCAGCCTGTGTTAGGCAGACCGTTAGGAAACGCAGCCTGAAGGCCATCTATGAAGCCTAGCCAGCCTTCTCGCTGATCAGTCATCCCAGAGCTGGCCTTTGTGACCTCATAGAAGTCGTTCTCGAGATTCTGCATGAGCTCCTTAGCTGGTATGTCTTCTGAGAAGTTCTCAAGGGCGTTCCAATACCTCTGAAAGACGTTCCTCTTGAGTCTGGTCTCCTCGAGGCGAGGGTAGTGGTAGGACAGCATACTTGGGGAATATCCCTCAATGCACATTTTGTTGACCAGCATCGCGGCGGATTTAACCTTATCCCGAACGCTTATGTAGTTCACCTCGATGGACTGCTCTGAGAGACTACAGGCAGCCTCCCACAGTTTCCTGTGGTTTATGCCGTGGAAATGGTCTGCAGTGACACCGAGATCCACGGCCCTGTCAAACCCTCCCTCAAGAGCAGCACCAAGAACAGCGTCCTCATCAGCGGAGCTGTGGGGAATCTTCCAGTCACTCAGCCCCATGACTGCCTCCTCTCAAAGCCTGACCAATAAGGAAGCCTGCGGTAAGTCCAGCGTAGTCCTTTGAGACCCTGATCCTGTGCTCCATCTCAGGATCAATATCAGTAGTAGTAGTTCTTTTCTTTAGTTCTTCATTAGTTATAGTCGCACTGTGCGACATTTTTGTCGCAGAAAACGACAGTTTGTCGCTTAAAATAGCAAGACCGACCATATCTTGGTGTGTGCTGTCGGGGTTTTTTTCTGTGGAATTGTCGATTTCTGCGACATTTCCTTTATCGTTAACGCTTGGTCTGGTCATAGTCTGTCCGTGTTCGGTGAGGAACAACTTCCTGCCGTCTTTCCGTATCCAGCCAGAGTCGATCAAACAGGTCAATGCCCTGTATGCTGTGGCTCGATGGACACCTATGTTTGTCGCTAATTTAGACACTGACTCCCAGCATCCGTTTCCTCCGTCTCTCATGCTTATGTAGCAGTAGACTGTGAATTCTATTGGTGAGAAGCCCTGTTTAAACAGGTCCTCGGGTATGAATGGACGTTTCATTTTCTCGATACGGTTTGTTTGATCTGTTCGGCCAGCTCCCGTCCTTCCGGGCCACATGACCTCAATCCCTGAACTAGAGACATCGCTAATCCCTTGTTCAGTTTCTTAGACAATAAAGCCTCCCAGCAATACTTTAAGTATGAATCAGTTTCATAGCTATAAGTGCTCGCAGGGAGGTGCACTAATTCTGGGTCAATGACCTCTCCTTCTGATGGATAGTAGAAGGATTTGGCCTTAAACCTGTCGCAGGCCTGCTGTATAACCTCAGGGAGCTTGTTCCAGTGATCTCTGCGAAGGTATTTCACAGCCGATCATACACGTTCAAGACCAGTGGCTCGTGCGGCGTATAATCGGGCCACACAGAGAGCTTCAGACAGCTCTCCAGTGTGCTGTAGGCCTCGTCAAGCTGCTCCTGAGCCACCTGACGGTCATTATCTGTGAACTCCACAATACAGCTATTGTATGGCCACTCTGTCTCGACCACGGCCCAGTACCACTTGTCGATTTTGAGCCCAGCCTTCGCTGCAATGTTTCGATAGTTGACTTCCTGCCAAGCGTATTTCAAATTTCGGGCAGTTCGTTTGAACTCGAGAGGTTTCGCGCCACCTTTTCTTGTGGTCTTGAGATCAATCACAGTGGAGCCTGAGAGCATGTCAATACGGCATTTAGTGTCCACGCTTCCATGAAAATTTTGCGCGAACACGCTCACCTCAGAACTGAAGAACTTGATGTCTCGGACAATGGGTAGACTGTAGAATCTGTCAGAGATCGCAACAGCCCTGTCGTAGTCATCCTGTTTTATGATCAGCTTTCCGGAAGCTTCCTGCTCCTTCCACCACTCCTTATTGACTTTAAGACGTTTGTCCTGCTTGTCTGGTGGACATATGCTGTGCAGTGCATCGAATTGATCGCGCTCAAGAATATAACTGTGACAAAGGCGGCCAAAAGCCATTGCCGTGCTGTCCACCCTCGGAGCCTGACCTGTGATTTTCCCGTGAAACTCATTCGGGTTATCGATCAGTTTAAGGTCGCTGGTGGAGAGGGCTGAGTCAGCCCGGTAGACTGACTCAGCTAGGTCGTTGTAGACCCCGCTCTTAAAATTAGAACGGAGCATCTGTTGTTTCTTCAAAAACATGACCTTTACCTTTCGCACTCATGAACTCGGGGGATTCGGAGATTTTCTTCTGCATCCACTGGGGAACTTTGTCCCAGTTTTTAAGTTCGGCAGAAATCTCGAACACGAACGGATCGCTGGTGACCTCACCACACGGCAAGCCCTCTGGCATTATCGAAAGCCCGGTGATGTTGTCGTAAACCTGCTCGTCTTTACCCGGGCGGTGGACAATGGTCGCCAGTGTTGCCCTGCCCAGCAGCTCGGATAAATCGATGCCGCTTTCCATTTCAGACTTAGTCAACTGCTTCCCCTTAATCGCTACCACGTACTTGCACAAGGTAGACTTCTGGTTCAATGAGGATGTCACTATGACACTTCTAGACAGCGACACGGGACCATCATCCTCTTTGAATGTGTGTTTCTTGTTCGGGAACTCGAACAGAAAACCAATTTGCTTTTTAGGTCCGTAGAATGTCTCTTGAGTCCCCAAGTCTACTAGCCCGACAAGAACAGCCACGTGGCTTCCTTCGGATAGCATTACTCGATCTTTACTCTTCTCCATTTGTATCTTCATTTTGATTCCTTTTGTTTATTTATTTGTATCCATTCCTCCAGTGCTTTTATGTCCGCGCACTGGAAAATTCTAAGCAGGTCTTCTGCCTGTAAAATAGCGATCCACTTTCCGTGGTTTTTCTTCCAGACCACCACAGGTATCTCTGTGTCTCGAGCATCCCCTTCTGCCTGTGCGATCCAGTCTCTAATTAATGCCTTCTCTGTGTTTTTAACCTCCCAGTGAACAGGCAGGTCTTTACAGGAAACGTCAGGGCTGTCGTGGTTCTGCTGCGACTGGTGGAACCCTGTTCGGCGAGCATCAAATCCGAAATACTTCAGGATTGACACCCACGCCCGCTCACCTCGAGCACCTTTCTGTTTACTGTTGATCTTGCTCATAAAACGTATATGTGACCGTATTTAAGATCCTGTTTCCCTCCGCGCAGAACGCAGACGTGATTAAACGCTTTTGCTGCTTTAGCTAGAGCTCGCTCGGACTCCCTGAGACACCACTCCACGTTCGTGACCAAGCCATACTGAGACCGCCACTTGTGGTCCGTATCCGGAATCCACTCTGTGATCATGTCTGGCCAATATGGAGGTAGTGTGCGATCTGGGATCTGAGTGACGATTTCAGGCGCATCCGCGCGAACGCCAGAAACATATTCACGCAGGTGCAGAGCCCATCGGTAAAACGACTCACCCCTCAAGCTCTCGACATAGAACCAGTCTGCCCTGCTGGTCTCCTCGTTGCATCCATTTCGAGCCACAACGGCAAAACTGGCCCCACTGAGCTCCCGCAGAAGCCAGTGACTTATGCGCCGAGTGGTTGTCGGCTCCTTAATGCTTTGGTCGCCTGTAAATTGTCTGATGATCTCTGCGGGTTGCACGTGTTCAGGCTCGCACACCTTTCCACCATTGACAAGTTTTTTTCTTAACCCGCAGAAGAAGCAGTGTGGGATGTCGGAAATTAGCCTCTAAGCCGACTACTTAGAGGACAATAAATTTCAGTCCCGACCCTCAAGTGTCCGAGGGGTGTGACTAAAAAAACTTGACAAGATGTTACAGATCCACACGAACAGCCTTCAAGGCTTCCTTGTCTTTTATTGCATGACAAGGCTGTCTGTATGATAGTTATCACATGAACTTGCTATATTTGAGTGTGCATGAAGTGCAGGAGTACGATGATTTAAGGATGTTTGCTGAAATACCGAATATCACAGTGATGCCCATCGGCAGGTATCACCAGAAAAACGCATCCGGACTAAGGCCATCTTTAAACAATGAATTCCCTGATTCATGGCGTAAAAGCTGGGCAACAATTAAGGGGACCGAAGAACAACCAGACCAAAGGTTTCACATAACATCTGAAGCAGTGAAACCGTTTGATGTTATTATGGTGAATCATCTATGGGACTGGTTGTTTGGCAATTTAGAAGCCTTCCAAGGGAAAACAGTGATCTGGCGTGACATTGGTCAAATTGTTGACAAATGCGAGGACTGCTGGATAGCGGAGGCAGTAAAACACGGTGTTAAAATTGT